TGTTGACCGGAATTAAACCACTAACGTCGGTTAGAGTAGATATTAGTCAACCGCCATTTAAAATTGTAGAACACTCAAATCAAGATTTTGTTTTAAGTAAAATTGATAATGTTCTACATAGAGTGATTGAAAAAAAATGGTCGAAAATATCTAGACCAGATGTTCAAATAATTTATAATAGAAAAGAAGAAGAGCTTATTTTTAAAATAAATCCCTCTATAAAAGAAATGTCGTGGCCGGGTGAAAAAGAAATGATATTTTTGATTACAGGATATAATGATCCTAATAATTTAAAAGAGATGATCAAGTTTTCTATAGATGAATTATCGGCCTATCCTCAGAAATTTAAACTTAAATTGCGAAGTAAATTTAGTATTTTTACTAGACGATTGTTTTCTAATTACACTTTGGAAATTAAATGAAAGTTATTGAATTTGATGTAATTTTTCTTAGCTACGATGAACCTAATGCAGATTTGCATTATGCAGACTTGTGCAATAAAGTGCCCTGGGCTAAAAGGGTTCACGGAGTTAAAGGCAGCGATCACGCACATAAAGCAGCAGCCGAAAAATCAGAAACCGAATGGTTCGTTACTGTTGATGCAGACAATATTGTAGATACTAGATTTTTTAATATTGATCTTGATATGAAAGATCCTAAGGTACAAGTCTACGGCTGGTGCGGCCGCAACGTGATTAATGGACTTCGTTACGGTAACGGCGGATTAAAAATTTGGAAGAAAGATTTTGTTCTCAATATGCGCACACATGAAAACAGTGACAGTGATCGAGGACAGGTTGATTTTTGTTGGGAAGACGGATATAAAAATTTTCCTTTGAGTTTTAGTGATAGTATAATAACAGGTAGTCCTTTTCAGGCCTGGAGAGCTGGTTTCCGAGAAGGAGTTAAAATGACCCTTCTAGACGGCGTAAAAGTTCCTCCGCAGGAAATACAAGAGAGAATATGGTGGCATAATATTCATAGGCTTCGTATGTGGTCAACGGTTGGTGCCCATGAAGATAATGGTTTGTTCGCTGTTATGGGATCTAGACTAGGAACCTGGATGACTAATTGTACTGATTGGAATTATGTAGATGTTCGAGATTTTGAAATTTTACGTAATATTTACAATGAAAACGTAAAACGTTATGAAACAGATTTTAACGGATTGATAGAAGCTACAAAGGATCTTGGAGATAAGATTAAAGTGCAATTAGGTTTGCATTGGCCTTATTTAGATCCTGATCAAAGCAAATATACATTAGATTTATATAATGAAACTATGAATCTGAATGACACTTATTTTAGAATGCCTGTCCCTGCAAATGTATGATATTTTTTACGTTTCTCGAGACGAAGGTTTTGAGGATAATTGGAAAAAAATTAAATCCAAATATCCTATTGCACAACGACTGTCTAACATTGAGACTTATGATAGCATTCGATCTCGAGCATTTACAAAAATGTTCTGGGTCATATGGGACGATTTAGAAATCGGCAATGCTGTTGATTTATTAGAATATAAAGCTACCAAATGGGACGACAAATATGTTCACGTTTTTAAAAATGGAGAACATCATGATGGCATCTGTTTATTTCCTAAATCAGAGAATATTTCTCAAAGAGAATTTGATTATAGATTTTTTAACAATAAAAAAGAAATAGACATTGTTGCCAGTCTTCCTAGAAGATATAAAATTTATAGTCCGTCTACATTTGAAGAGTATCAAACAATTCGAGACGATATTTTTTGGTTAAAATGGCCAGAAATCGAAGTCATTAATGACAGTGTGTTAGATTTATATTTTAGTCATCACAATGTCTATGATCGAAAAGAAAACCATATTTTTAAAAACTCTTGTAATAATACACTTTCTTATATTAACGGACTGATTCTGTGTAGCAAATACAAACCTTTATCTAAGAGAGAGTTCAATTTAAGATATGCAGTAGATAAAAAAGAATATGATATCGTAGCTACAAAAAGTTCAGACTATGATATTGTGTTTATAAGTTACGATGAGCCAAATGCCGAAGAGAATTATAAAAAGTTAATAAAAAAATTCCCTAATGTTAAACGGATTCATGGAGTAAAAGGAATCCATCAAGCACATATCAAAGCTGCCGAATCGGCTACAACTTTTATGTTTTGGGTTGTTGACGGCGATGCAGTCATAGAGGAAGATTTTAATTTTGACTTTAGAGTTTCTAGATGGGAAAAAGACATAGTTCACGTTTGGCGTAGTAAAAATCCTATCAATGATTTAGTCTATGGATATGGTGGAGTAAAATTACTGCCTCGAGACCTTACAAAAAATATGGATGTAACGAAACCAGATATGACTACATCAATTAGCAGTGAATTTAAAGCTATGGAAGCTATTTCTAATATCACTGCTTTTAATACCGATCCGTTTAATACATGGAAATCTGCTTTTAGAGAATGTGTAAAATTAGCAAGTCGAACTATCGATAGACAATTCGAAGAAGAAACTGCAAATCGTTTAGAAACATGGTGTACTAAAGGAAAAGATAAAAAGTTTGGTGAGTATGCTATAAAGGGAGCATTAGAAGGAAAAAAGTTTGGTGAAGAGCACAAAAATAATCCTTTGATGCTTGCAAAAATTAACGACTTTGATTGGCTCAGGCAGCAGTATGGAATATAATAGAAATATTAAAGGCAATGAATTAAGAAAGATTGATGGAAAATATCAATCAAGGTATCTTCTTGATGCAGAATATGTACATCAAGAATTGAACAAAATTAGTAATAGTTTTTGTTTAGCCAAATGGTTTAATGTTAGTATACATATTCCTACAGGACGCACTCACAGTTGTTATCATCCTAGAAGTCACGCTATTCCTCTTGAAGAGATTAAAATTGATGTAAGTGCATTACATAATACAAAATATAAAAAAGGCCAACGACAATTAATGTTAAGTGGCACTAGACCTAAAGAATGCGAATTTTGTTGGCAAATAGAAGACAGCGGCTCTCAACTCAGTGATCGAGCATATAGAAGTAAAGATGTTTGGGAACCCGGCCTCATCGATGAAGCACTAATTGTCAGCGCAGAAGGAAATGCAAATCCTAGATATGTTGAGGTAAATTTTAATCAGGCCTGTAATTTTAAATGTAGTTATTGCAGTGCTCATTTAAGTACTGCATGGTTTGACGAAGTTAAAAAGCACGGCCCTTATAAATTATCTGATAGAATCCATAACGATATAAGATGGATTGAAAATGAAATGCCTATCAATAATGGTCCTGATAATCCTTACCTTTTGGCTTTTTGGGAGTGGTTACCTAAAATTTATCCTACTCTACAAACATTTCGGATGACCGGTGGCGAGCCGTTGATGGATAAAAATACTTTTAGAATGTTTGATTACGTAAAAAATAATCCTAAAAAAGATTTACATCTAAGTATTACCAGTAACTGTTGCCCTCCGGGTAATCAGTGGTCGAAATTTATGAGTAGCCTTAAAGAAATTACTGACGCCGATGCCATTGATCATTTTATGTTGTTCTGTAGTTTAGACAGTTGGGGAAAACAGGCCGAATACATACGTAATGGAATGAATTTTGATCTACTTTATAAAAATGTATGCGATTATTTACAAAATGCAGATAAGCACAGTCTTACATTTATAATTACTTTTAATGCTTTGAGCTATACAGGTTTTTATAATTATATTGAAAATATTTTAAATTTAAGAAAACAATACAACACTAATCGTCAATTAGTGTGGTTCGATGTCCCTCAACTTATAGATCCTGATTTTTTAAATCCTAAATTGATTCCTGAATTGGTTACAGAGTTAGAACGTACAATAGAGTTTATGAAAAATAATCCGGAAACTAGATGGAATGAATTTAAAGGATTCAGTGATTTTGAAATCAGCAAAGTCCAAAGATTAATTGACTGGATAAAGTCGGATACAGGATTTAATAAAAATTTAGCAATGGAAAATTTTTATATGTTCTTTAGTCAACACGATGAACGTAGAAATACAGATTTTTTAGAAACATTTCCAGAATTAGAAAAATTTTATAACGAATGCAAAGGAATTAACAGTGTCTAATAGTTATATGGATAGGGTTAGAAAAACCAGGGATACACTAAATTCGGTGGGACCGGGATTCTGTTTAATGAAATGGAGGAACGAAACTCTGTATCTTCATATGGGTGATAACCATAGTTGTTATCATCCGAGACCGCAGAAGATTCCACTTGAAGAAATAAAAATTGATGTTAGTGCATTACATAACACTAAGTGGAAAAAAGAACAGCGTAAAACTATGCTCGAGGGAGGCCGACCAGATGAATGTTATTACTGTTGGAACATAGAAGATCTTCCTGGAGAACATTACAGTGACAGAATGTTTCATAGCGCAAGTAAGTGGTTAGATGCCCAAAAAGAAACAGCATATATTAAATCTATTCCTTGGGATACAAATGTTAATCCTATGTTTTTAGAAGTTAGTTTTGGTAACGGTTGTAATTTTAAATGCGGTTACTGTTGCCCTCAAGCTAGCAGTTTATGGATCGACGAGATTAAAAAACACGGAAATTATGATATAAGTTACAATCAATACGGAATTGAATTTCTAGATCAAATGAAAGTCTATTCTGATGACGAACCTAACCCGTATGTCAATGCTTTCTGGGAATGGTGGCCAAATCTTAAAAATGATTTAAGAGTATTTCGAATCACTGGAGGGGAACCTCTAATGAATTCTAATACCTGGAAATTGTTAGATATGATAGATAAGGACCCTTGTCCAGACTTAGAACTTAATATGAACAGCAATCTCGGAGTCAGCAACGAAAAGATTAAAAGAATGAGTGAAACTATGAATAATTTGCTGACTACAAATAAAGTCAAATCGTTCTTTTTATATACTTCAATTGACGCCTGGGGTTCGCAAGCAGAATATATGCGCCGAGGTTTAGATGTCGAACTTTGGGAAAAGAATTTAGAAACATATTTGAATACTAATCCTAATTTTCAAGTATCTTTTATGATTACATATAATGTTTTATCTGTAGCATATTTTCGTCCCCTATTAGAAAAAATATTAGAATTAAGGAAAAAATTTAATAAAGGACAAAATAGAATACATTTTGACACACCATATCTGAAAGAACCCCCACACTGGATGATAAACATTTTACCAAAAGAGTTTGGAAAGTTCATTGACGATGATTTGAAATTCATAAGAGAACACATACCCAATGTGCATAATTTTAATAAGTTCAGTGAACACGAATATGAAAAATTAAAAAGGGTAAGAGATTATTTTTACGAAGGCGGTCAAAAAATCACAGAAGAGTTAATCAAAAATGGTCGAATTGATTTTTATAAATTCTTCACAGAATACGATAAGAGAAGTAATTTAAATTTCAACAACACATTCCCGGAGTACATAGAATTTTTAAATAACTGTAAGCAAT